GACGTCCAGGTGACCGGCAAAACAGATAGGATGATGGCCTATCTCCAAAAACCCGAGCATCGCAAGCAGATTGCGGATCAGGTCGCGGAGGGGCTGTCAGGAGGGACGACCGGGCGCCGGGTGTACGTGATCGGCGGTGACCTCGACATCTCCCCGACCGGCCTCAAACCTGCCGATATCCAGGCTCCGGAGACGCTGGCGGCAACGAAGGCGGCGGCAACGGTTGCCCTCGGAATCACCCCGATCGCGCTCGGTGATAACGCGTCGACGTTTGCGACGGCAGCGATCCAACAGCGCGTCCAGTACCAGCTCGACGCAAACCTTGCCTTGATTTTCGAGGTGTGCATTTTGCGGCCGTTGGCGCAGTATTTTTGCCGTCATGCTGGAGGACACTGGGGCGGTCGGTCGGCCGAAATCTCCGCGTGGATCGACCTGTCGACGCATCCGGGCGCGCAGTCCGTCCGCACGGACGCGATAAACCGGATGGCTGTGCTCGTCGGGCTCGGCTGGACGGCGGAGCAGGCGGCGGAGAGTGAGGGCGTAGACCTCCCGCCGCCTGAGGGGACACCGGCACCGGCACCTGCACCTGCACCTGCGCCCACCTCGGGACGGCGACCGATCGGCGACGCAGCCACCGCCGCAGCCGAGCCAGCCGCGACGGGGCGCTCGTGGTGGGCTTCGTTCGCTCCTCGCGCGGCGTCTGGCTCGAGCGAGGAGCGAACGGCGGCATGGAATCGGATCGAGGACCAGCGCGCGCGCCACGATCGGGATCTGTCGACCGCCGCCGAGCTCGCGCTACAGGCGGATCGGGAGCGGTACTTGGCCGCGATCGTCCCCGCCCTGGAGGCGGCGCAGCGGAGGTCAGAGCGTGCCCCACCAGCGGGCGAGGGCGGGGCCGTGTACGACGTGGCCGCAGTAGAGCAGGCAATCCCGCCCGCCGCTCCCGACCTCTACTCGACCCAGCTCCGCCTCCCGTGGGCGGCCGGGTGGGACGCCGCCGCGGCGGTCGCGCTGGAGGACGTCGAGGGCGGGGCGGCCGTCCCGCCGGTGACATCGACGCCGGAGGACCTACTGCCCCTTGACGACGCAGCGCGCTCGATCGCCACGACCTCACACGAGGCCACCGTGGCGCTCGTCCGCCGGCTCACCAGCGACGGCCTATCCGTCCAGCGGATCGCTCAGGAGCTCGACACCGCCGAGCATTGGGGCGTCTCCCGGGCGCTCCTGATCGGGCGAACGGAGAGTGTCAGGATCCAAACCTCCGGCAGCCAGGCGCAATACCGGCGGGCGGTCGCGCTCGGTCTGCCCCTCGAGCAGGAGTGGCTTGCGGGCACCCCGAGCCCGTCACAGCGCCTCGAGCACGCGCTACTCGACGGCAAGCGCGCGCCGATCGATGGGACCTGGACGTTTGCCGACGGGGTTGTGACGTCGGGCCCTGGGTTATCCGGGGTCCCAAAACACGATTGTAACTGCCGATGTGCCGAACGGGCGATCAGGGCGAGATAGGTGGATGGCAGCGCCGGGGGGAGGGCTTCGGGCAGCATCGAGCACCCTACCGATCCGCTCGGCGAAGGCGTCAACGAGGGCGGGCGGGAGCGTCATGGGCGGTCTACGTCGTGAGGGTTAGCGCGCTTGCCCCCCCCTGGCGTCGCCCGTCCGCTCGCCACCTTCGGCCCCGAAGCCCCTTTCCCGGCGTCGCCATCGGGCGTCGCCCGCCAGCTCGCCAGTCGCACTTCCCGCGCCAGATCGATCCACGCAAGGGCGCGAGCCGTCGTTTCTGCGGTCGGCGGGAGCCGATCTAAAAGCGCCTTTGCGGCCGCCAAGCACTCGTTGGCATCTATCATTCTCACCTCCCCCCCATCATATCCCGATACTGTACGAGGTACCGCAGCGCGTCGCACCCGTGGTCGGAGCAGCCCGCCGATGGCTTCGGCTTTTGCCCCTCCCGGGTGTCCGCCCAGACGTAGCATTCCAGCTCCTCCTCGAGCACCGGAGCGGCGCCACGGAGGAGATAAATCCGCGGCTCGATCCGCGTCGCAAACGACACCGGGTCGGCCGTGCAAAGCATAGCATCGACCAACTCAATCCCGAACTTGACGGAGCCATCAAATTTTTCAATCGGGGTGCAGAGGTATCCCTGCTCCCACGCCTCCTCAATCGCGCCGGGTGACTCGCAGTCGGCTACCCGGTCGTACCCGAGGTGCGCCTCTCCCGCGTCCGCCTCCAGCCGCCGCGCCTCCGCGACGAGCTGCTGGTCGGAGCACGCCGGCTCTACCGTCGACCTACGGATCGCCAACTCACGATAAACGTACAGTTTGCCGGTCGGCGCCTCGGCCGCCCAGACGATATGCGCCGTTCGCCCGCCCCAATCTATCCCGACCCACCGACGCCAGTCGGGAGGGACCGGGAAGCGGTCGACAACGTGTGTGGCGCGGTCGAACCACGGATAAATCCTACCCTCTGGTGAGGTCGTCTCGCCCCTGTCGCGGCTTGCACGCTGCCACGCGGGTACGCTGGCGATAAACATTGCCCGCCGATCCTGGGGAATCCAGGGGTTATCCTCGCCCCACAGTCGTTGAATCGCCAGCCATGTTTCCCCCTTCGCCAACAAATCCTTGTAAAACCAGTCCTGTTTGCCGCGCAGGTGCGTCAGAGCGATAATGAGCTGGCCCCGCTGATCGATAAGCCTCGACATCGCCGCGGTGAGGTTCTCCCGGCTATTCGGCTGCTCATCAAGCACGCAAGCCCGAACGTTTGCCCCTTCCCAGCTCTGGGGGTTTGCGTCGTACGCCGAATACGCTTTGCTCACGACCGCGCCGCCGTTCGGAAGTTGGGCTTCCGCCTCCGCTGTTTTGCTGTCCCACGAACGAAACTCCGTCCCGTCGGGGCACCACGTTTTTAGCTTGGGGCGGATCTGTTCCACCGCCGATCCATAGGTGGGCGACCCTACCCAGACCCTGCCCGGCCCGAGCGGGATCAACTCCTCCGGTAGTTCGTTCGTCCTCAGCCACTCGCGCACCCAATAAAATCGGCCGCGCGGAGTGTCCACGTACGCGTCTCGACCAGCAGCACAGGCAACCGCGTACTGTATCGCCAGTTCACTTTTGCCCGTCCGGTTGCCCCCGACGATCGCGAGCATCAGGATCCCGGCGACGACCAGCGGCAGGAGCGCCGTCCGTTGCGACGTCTGCGCGCTGTGCCAGAGGCGGGAATAGGCCAGCGGCGCCTGCCTGCGGCGGTCGCGGTGCTCCTCGAGCAGCCGGAGGCGGGTCACGGCTCCCCGTCCCCAAACGCCAGCCAGGCGGCGCGCACACGCAACACCCGAGCAATAAACGCTACCGTGTCGACTGTCGGAGGGCCCGCCCCCCGCCGCAGGCGTCGAAGGTGCCCCACGCTGATCCCGGTTCGGTCGGACACCTCTGGCCAGGTCAGATTGGCGCGGGTCCGTGCCGCGGCGAGGCGATCAGCGAGGTTCATCGTGCACCAAACAAACCCTGCTGCCCGCCACCGCCAACCAATCCCCACCCCGGACCTCTGCGCCGATCAGCCGGCAGTCGGCCGCGTCCAGCGACCCTGCGCCCGGAGCGCACCGCTTGATTCGCGACCACGCCCACCAGCGCGGCCCCAGCGTCGCCCAGGGGAGCCACCACGCGACGTCTGCGCGCCCGTCAAGCGCGAGCACGACGCCGCCGCGGTGAGTCAACCCCTGACGCTCCCAGGCATCGAGGGCGAGTGCTTGGTGCGCCTCGAGCAGGCCGAGGCTCCAATGCGGACCGACGGTGCTTTTCGCCTCGACCAGCCAAGAGTGCCCGCCCGCAACAACGAGGTAGTCAGGCGGGGCCAGAGACAGCGGCACCCACACGCACTTTCCGGCGGACCGAACCGACCGCATCGGCGGCCCGAGGCGGACCGCAAAATGCCCCGCTCGCTGGTAGCTGGCGTGTACCAGGTCCAAAAGCTGCTCCAAGGCCTCGCCGCGGTGTGCGTGTGCGGCGCTCACTAGGACTGCCACACGGCGAGGCGGTACGTACGCCACACTGCCCCCATGTCAAGTCCAAGGGTCGCCGCCCTCACCTCGATCTCCGCCCGCTGCACCTCCACATCTTCCATGTCGAGCATACACGCCACCAGCGCGCCGCGGGCCGTGGCTGCTTCTCCCCAACAAGCCCCAATCTCCACGCGTACGGGAGTACCTGACCCGTGCCGGTGTATGGAGC